TTTTTTCCAGGAGGAATTTTTGCCGGATATCGCATGTCTCCATATCACACAGATAACCGTCTACATGGGTACAACCAATACCCCTATACACTTCACAACGTTTTACTGGATCATCACTCATAGTTTTTCTCCGCAATGTGGACAATTCTTGGCTGAAGCATTACGCATTTCTTTAAGTGTCTTGGCTAGTTTACGAGCATCAGCAGTAAGTCGGCGTATAGCTTTACGGTTCCTATCGCTTTTGGCCTTACTCAATTCTGCTTTAAGGTGCAGTTTCATCTTAGTCAAACGACCTTCGAATATTTCAATAAAGCCAGTTATGCCTGCGGACTCACTCATCCTTCAACTCCGAAATAAGTTTTCTTTACAAATTTTACCACATGGTCAATATTGCCTGTATATGAGCCGGCCAAAACATAATCTACATTACCAATGAGCCTACGAACTTTTTCATTAGATTCTTCTACGGTCAGGTTTGGAACAAACTGTTCGGTGCCGTCTTTTTTGATTGCGTAGAAAAGGCAGTTGTTCATTCTTCAACTCCGAACCATTCTTTGATAAACTGTTTAGCGCTTGCAGCACCGCTTGCTTCTTTGTCACAGCCATGTTCTAGCAATGATACATCTGCACAATCACACATACGCATACATTCCCGAGCAACCAACTCGGCAAACTTTTGCATATTCTTGTAGTTCCCACCAATGCCCCATCTACCTACCTTTATATCCTCACCCCAATCGATTAATATACCAGCCTGTCTAGCAAGTTCTCTAAATCGCTCTTCATTCATTACCAATCACTCTCATCCATAATTACCTTTTCTATTGTTACCATATCGCCATTTACTACAGCCGGTAAAGATACTTTGACAATCGAACCGATACCAGAAGAAGAATCAACGGTCACGGTGATATATTCGGCTTCTGGATACTTGTCACAAAATTGTTTGATTGCAATAAGGTCTTCTCGGTGTAATGTTAATTTGTTCATACTTCAATGTCCAGTTTGTTTCCCTTGGCTCTGATCGCCTTAATGAATGCTCTTTGTGTGTAGATGTAATCTGCAACCGCTTCAATGAATTGGTTGTGTTTGGTGTCTTCCCTTTTGGCCAAGGACTGTGTTTCTTTGGCTTTCAGATCGGATGGAAGACTAACTGGTTTTACTTCGGCTGATGTGATTCTCATTCTTCTACTTTCGGTGGCGTTTTGAAATATTTGTTAAATATCACATTGAAATCGCTTCTATTCCTGCGGCCAGCACACATGCTGTTGCAGAATCATATTGAATAACTGTCCATGTTCCTTTTTCTTTGTTCATCACAATCGAAATAAAAGAACTTGTTTTGGCATCTTTGGCCACCCATATCGGAGTTTCGCCATGTTCTTTGAACAGAAACTCTATGATGCCTTGAGTAGAAGCACACCTCATCGTTCTGCTGAGTTCGTATGTTCGTTCTTGTGCAAATGTTGTGTTACTGTACAGTAACGCTAAGAGTATGATTAATTTACGCATTTGATTTCATTTTAATGTTACCAGGTTATCTCTGAATATTTCCCATGCTTTTTGCCAGGACCATTTGTTTGAATGTATTATAACATCTTTACGATCCAGTGTCAAGCAACAAGAGATGTTATAGTTTAAGTCCTCGCCAAGATAACCAGTCTTGCCAATGTCTACCACATCTAGAGGTCCGGGTGCTGGGTACGCAGCTACTGGTGTACCGCAGGCCATAGCCTCAATCATAACGATGCCGAATGTTTCCCACTTTGAAGGGAACACGAAAACATCTGCGTTTGCGTAATAGTATGCAAGTTCTTTGCCGGTCTTGAATCCCACGAACTCAACATCTGGATACTTTAAGGCTAACTCGGACATATATGGTCCATCACCGACCATTATTTTTCTGGCACCTGGATACTGTATCTTGCAGAAGTCATCGAGGTTCTTTTCTTTTGAAACTCTGGAAACACAAACAAGGGTGGGGCCTCCGGAAGCGCTGGCAATACGCTGAGAATTATTAAAGATATCTCTATCTACTCCACGGGTCCAGGAAATAATATCTCCATCGAACCCGTGTGCTTGTAAATCTTTGACCATTGTGTCTGTCGTGGTCAATACTTTGCCTGAGTGTTTGTGGAACCAACGTACTAGAGGCCAAGTAACTGCCTCAGGTATGCCAAATAAGGCTCTAAGTCCTTCAGGGAACTTAGTATGATAAGCAGTATTGTACCTAAGATTATGTTTTGAAAGATATTTTCTAGCAGACAGACCAACAGGACCCTCTGTGGCGATATGGATATAATCCGGACTGATCGCCTCAATCTTCTTGCCGATTTGCCAGGTAAAGGCAATCTTGACTTCGTTGTAGCCAGGACAATCAAAGTAGCGGAAGTTCCTGGGAGTAATGTAAACAACGTTATAACCGTCCAGAATCGCACAAGCCTCAATGTTCTTGTAAGTCGTGACAACGCCATTAATTTGATTCGGTAAGTTGTCCGTTATTATCAGTATCTTCTTTGTCATTGCTCTGTGTCCATGTTATTATTTCCCATCGACCGTCATGATGCTCTACAAGTGCTGTACAACTTTCAACCCAGTCACCATCGTTCATATATATCACGCCGTCAATTTCTTTTATCTCTGCATGGTGTATATGGCCACAGATAACACCATCAAATCCACGTTTCTTGCAGTATGCTGCCAGATTCTTTTCAAATTGAAATATGAAATCTACTGCTTTTTTGACCTTGTGTTTAAGAAACTGGCTAAGGCTAAAGTACCCAAAACCCATACGGTGACGAATCCAATTAAATTTACTATTGATAGAAAGGATAATATCATATGCCTTATCTCCTAAAAATGCTAACCACGGTGCAAGTCTGGTGATGCCATCAAACATATCTCCATGTGTAACCAAATAGTGTTTACCATCTGCACCAATGTGTTCAAATTGATTGTGTATCTCTATTAGGCCAAATGAAAATCCATAAGGTATCATTGGTCTAAGGAATTCATCATGATTGCCTGCAATGAATATTACTTTGGTGCCACGTTTAGCATGACCCAATACTCTACGTACTACATTAGTATGTGATTGTTTCCAACGCCATTTGTTTTGTTGTATCTTCCATGCATCAATTATATCACCCACAAGATACAATGTTTCACACGAATTGTTTTTCAGAAAATTATTTAACTTCTCGGCTTGACAACCATTTGTCCCAAGATGTACATCTGAAATGAAGATTGAACGATAAGTTTTTTTGGTCATCCATTATGTAGAATTTTAGGAATTAGTAATAAAAATGTCACAATTCGGATGCACAAGATTTTGTTTCTAGTCTTTGCATTGTGTATTCATGAGCTTTGTCCCATACATCAGGTTCACCCCAAAATAGAAAGAAACAAAGAAAAACAAATAAAAAAAATGACCAATCACTTAAACTCATAATTACACCTACACGTTTTGTTTATTTACATGATAGTATTTGTAAATCTTTACGAAGTATGCAAATTCCATCGGACTATGTTCAGGATCAGGAAGTTTGTCGCCAAAATGTTGTTTCATTTTTTCATACATGGTTATAGCTTCTTCATCTGTCATTTCGATAATTAAACCTCTTTGTATATATTAGACCAGATTTTCAGTTTCTCTTTTTTGGCCTGTCTTGCTGCATTAATGTTACCATCAGAAACAATACATTTCTCTACCATAATATCAATCATAGCCAGAAGGTCGCCAACTTCTTCTTCTAAACTCTGCATGTTACTTTTATTTGTAACTGGATGTACAGAGTCGAAACCGAAACGGAAAATCTTTGAGATTGCCTGCGTTACTTCAGCACATTCTTCCTGTGTGATACAGAAAATCTCTTTGGTCTTTTTATCCATTAATAACCTCATTTAATAAAACTTGATTACCATCACCGCCTTGTACAAAAGATTCTGCTAATCCCTCAGCTTCATCTTCTGAACGTACAGTTCTTCGTTGAAGAACTTTGTTTCCAATATACATGGTAACTTCCCAAATATTAAACTGTGTATCAAGTCCTTTACTGAGTTTTGTGACTGTGGCTTTTCGGCCTTCGCCATAATATTCCGAATACATATCCATAATAACTCCTTATGCAATTAGTCCAATAAAACGATTCAGTACAACACGGCTGTTGTGTTTGCCACTATTGTACTTTGTAAATGCAGAGGCAATACCTCTGAAGGTTGAGTTTTCTTTAACTTCAAAAGTAGAATCCTCATCGGTATCTAGGCCATTTGACCGTAAGATATAATACTCATCATATCCAGTGTTTTCTAGGATAGCAAACTTAGATTTTCTAAAGTTATCTTTCATTTCTTCATGGTTAGTTTGTTTCGGAAACCATTCATGAACTTTACGATTGAAGTCTCTGCCATTGATAACATAGAAACCAATAACGTTGGAACCTGTTCGTGTTTTCAACAAACGAATCAGTGCATTTGTCTGTTGTGTGCTATAACTACTTCTATTATCAATCTTCTGTTCGTGTTTGGTAACAGGATCACGGATAACCAATCGTTCACATTTCATATTAACATCGGTTAGTCCGTAATAGTCATCTCTTTGATAGTAACGATTTGAATTGTTGCTTTCGCCGTCAGTCAGAAAAATTGTATTCACAATTTGTAACTTGTGTTTCTTTTGAAACTCTGGAACAATAGTCATTGCATGAACGATTGCTGCGTTCAAAGGCGTTCCTTGCATATACATCCAGTATGGAAAAGAACTACGGACTTTACTCAATCCAGCCATACACACCAGTCCAGAACATGCATATGTGAATTCAGAACTAGTCATTCTAGATGATAATAGATTCATCAATCCATATGGTTTGAAATACATATCATTTTCTTTTGGTACTTGTTTTGTCATATTTTGTTTATCTGTATCTTCGACAAAAGCATATACATCATATGGTATGTTCATTTTCTTACAGAACAATACCAAATTAATTAATTGTTTCATTGTGTTACCAATGTGGTCGATCATAGAACCAGACCAATCAAGGAACATAACAAGTCCGTGTGATTTACCACCAGGAACAACTGAGATTTTTTTAAAGATATCTTCACTGAAACCATAAGAGTAAATCTTACTCATATTCAACTCACCAGTTTTGGCAGTTGTAGTGCGTTTCAGTTGGTCAGCATTCTTACGCATTTCGAATTCTTTGACAAGATAGGAAACTACTTTGTTACTTTCATTTCGAATTTTAAGAAATGATTCTGTTGAAGAACTGAAGTTTTCTTCTTTGTATCTTTTCCAAATATATTTGTGGTCAACTACATCTTTTGGATTAAAATGTGGAATATTTGCGTATATAATATTACTTAAACTATTATCAAAAAGTTGTTTTTCATTTTCTTTATAAGCTGCATCAGTAAAAGAACGAATCTGGTCTTCCAGGCTTACTTTTTTATCTTCTTCTACAGAATTAAATTCATCACTATCGGATTGTTGGTTAGATTCAACCTCTTGTTCATCTACATCTTCACCATCTTCAAAAGTTTGTTCTTTTGAATTGCCTTGGTCATCAAAATCAACTTCTTCATATTCCGGTTCGTCTTCATCTTCACCATCATCATTGTTTTCGGCTTTAGCTTTAGCACGTTTTTGTTCTTCTTCTTCTAATTTACTTTTCATGTATTCGATAATTTTCTTCGATACATCAATAACATCATCATAGGTTTCAGTTGTTTCAACTTCACCAAGTAAATCACGTTCCTCATCATTGAATTGAATCCGTAATGCTGCACCACCCTTGCAGTGTAGGTTAATACGATCAAGAAAATTCATCTTGTTGATGTCCGTTCCTTTGATACCAAAAAAATCTTTATCCATAAGCTCACCATAAGCCTTAACAAAGGAATTTTTAAGACCTGGATATTTGTATTTGATTTTGCGTTCAATACGGGAATCTTCGACTACATTGGCCACATCTCTAATAACATTTTCTTCTTTTGCTTTCATCATACCTTCCATAGGTGTATAGAGAGCGTGACCAACTTCATGTCCTGTAAAAAGGTCATAAAGAGCACTAGAGATATTTTTATCCAAAACCGGAAGTGTCAAAATCCGATTCTTAACGTCAAAAGATGCTGTTGGTACCGGACGTTGTTCAACAACAAGATTCTCGGTTGCCATCAATTTGGCTAAAAGTGATTTGGATTCAAGTAATTCCATTATTTTTTCTCAGTCATAACGATAATATTGCCTGTTGGAGTTTCTTCAACTCTTAAATTTAAGACAGTGCCTTCTTTCCAACCTGTTTCAGCAATAAATTCTTCTGGAAATTCTAAGATTGCATCGCCAGAACCATCATTTGCTTCTTGTACATCAATGATGTATCTTTTATTCATAATATTCTTTCATCCGTTTGTACCAATCTTGGTCATTTTCGAATTGTGACATAACTGCCCATTGCCGAGTGACTTCATCTAAAGGTTTCCAGTCAATCGGTTGTTGTGGTTCTTGTTTTGGCTCAGTAATTTGTGACATTTTTTGCTCCTAGCTCAGAAATTGACGACAAAATCGCTTTTTTAGCGTTTTTACGGTCATATTTTACGACATTTTTGTGTTCTTGTACAGGCTTGATTGGTGTACGGCACACAGGACGTTGTAATTTTACAACGAAACTCATTTTCTTGCTCATTTTAGCGCCTCATTTTAGAAATATCTACAGCTTCTTCGCTGTTAAACACGGGAACAGCGTTGGATTTGTGCATTGTTGCAATTCCCATCACTTTTGTGCCAGTGTAAATCTTTGGTGAGGCTTTAGTAGCTACACCATTACCTGTATTTAATGACGGATGCCGCACGGTTTCACGGCCGACAGGTACCGATAACTTATATGTTAATTGATTGCTTGTGGATTTGATAGGTTTTGATGTTTGGTGTGATTTCAACCATTCATCATATTGTTCACGCACGGCTTTTGGTCCTAGTTTTTTCTTGGACTTTGCGGGTCGAACATAAATCATCATAAAAATCTCCTGAGTAATGGTTGTATTATACACCATTCAACAAAGAGTGTCAATAGATGTGTTGTAAATTTACAACATTAAAAAGATTTAAATTTTTGAGGTTTTTGACTATAACGCTGTTGGGATTCAAAAGATTCATATTCATCATAATACTTTTGTTTCTTTTGTTGTTTTTGACGTTTTTTATTCTTGTTTTCCTGACGGAAATATTGCTCATCATCATAGTCTCGTACATTGCGAAACTTTCCAGAAAATTTTGACACTTAATTAAACTCCTTGATTAATAATATTGTAGGTTGTAAATGTTACACCACGAATTCGTGATTCTGGCATTTTTTCAACACTGTTTTTCGAAACATAAATTATATTTGACATTGGATAACACAATTTTACAAGTTTTAAGAGATTGCACGATGTTCCATCAAAATCATTAAAGGTAAAAACCTCATCGACAAAAGGAAAGCTCTCAACAACTTCTTTTCTTTGGCTAAAATTGTTTTTGAAACCGCCACGGCATAATTCCATATAAGAATCGGAATGAACACCCACAATAAGCCAATTACACTTGGTTTTACAAATTTTTAATAATTTAAATTCATCATAACTTATAGGATCAAATTCACCAGATATAACAATTATGTTTTCTTTTAAAATCATGGTAACATGTCTGGAAATGCCTCTTTTACGAACTTGTAATCTAGGCCTTTTACTCCTAGATCCTTTTGGAAAATACCCAATAAAACTTCTGCTTCCCGTGGCTCAATTGATTCCAACATTTGAATCAACAATTCATTTCTACGGGCTTCACTTAATTTTTCTGCTGTTGGATCACCAACCATGAACATATACAACCTACGAATCTGGCCATTTAAGCTATCATGTGTAATACCTGGCAACATATCTGTTGGCACTTTATAATTCTCAGGTAACTCTTTAATTTTCCATTGTATATTAGGATGATATGCCAATTTTAACACATCGACCAACGTTTGTGTAAGATTTTTAGAAATTACATCCATACGTTCTTTTTTATTCTTAGCTTGTTCAAATTCATCAAACACTTCATATAACGATTTCATTAAAATTCCCCAATAACATCTATTAAACTTTTCAGTTTGTTTGTAATCAAATAATCCAGTATTTTA